CGTCTGCTAATATTAGAAGAGTTATAAGAAAAGTTCAGTGGCAGTCTAATACCTCATATGACATGTATCGGCATGATTATAGTATCTTAAATCAATCACCAAATTCTAATTCTAGTAGACTATATGATTCAAATTACTATGTAATTACTAGCGACTTTAGAGTTTATATTTGTATTGATAATGGATCTTCGGGCGTAAACTTGAAAGGAAATAAATCGCAAGATGAACCAACGTTTACTGATCTAGAACCTTCGGCAGCCGGAGCGAGTGGAGATGGATATATTTGGAAGTATTTATTTTCAATTTTACCTAGTGATATTATAAAATTTGATTCAACTGAATATGTTGTCGTTCCTAACGAATGGGCAACTTCGACAGATGCTCAAATTGTAAGTTTGAGAGAAAATGGAGAGTCTAGTTCCACCAATCCAAATCAAATCAAAAAAGTATATGTTGCAAATGGTGGTCTTGGATATAGTTCAGGAGTTGTCAATATCATTGGAGACGGTAGTGGGGGTAGAGTATCAGTCACTGTCAATTCCTCCGGATCTATTGTCTCTACACAAGTTATAGCAGGAGGTTTTGGGTATACTTGGGCAATCGTTGATTTGGGGAGTCTTCAACCAAAAGGATTATCAAGTCCTGCAAAATTAATTCCAATTATTCCACCATCTAAAGGACATGGAAGTGATATTTACACTGAATTGGGAACGGATAAAATACTAATATATGCGAGATTTGATGATTCAACAAAAGATTTTCCTATTGATACTAAATTTTCACAAGTTGGCATTATAAAAAATCCAACCACATATTCTTCTGATATTACTATTTTTACCGAAAATCAATATTCATCTCTAGGAGCAATTAAATTGTCTTCTAATTTTACAGGAACTCCGGTAATAGGAGATAAAATAACTCAATCTGTAACTGGTGGGACTGCAAAAGCGTACATAGCATCCTATGATAGTGAAACAAAAGTACTTAAATATTTTAGAGATAGATCCCTATACTTTAATAACAATTTGGATCAAACTGACTATAATACAGTAACTTCTGGATCTACTGTTTATGATTTCCAACCCGGCGGCGGGTCAATAGTTGGTCCAGGATTTAATGCATCTATTGATACTACTTTTGGGGCAAGTCAAATTACGATTGGAAATAAAACTATAAATTTGGGAACAGTGTTTACAAGTGGTCTTTCAAATCCAGACATAAATAAAAAGAAGGGAGATATAATTTATATTGATAATCGCCCATTGATAACAAGAGACATTAGGCAAAAAGAAGACATTAAAATTATTCTAGAATTCTAACTAAAAATGGTACAAAAAACAGATTTAAATATTAATCCATATTATGATGATTTTGATTCTGAAAAGAATTTTTATAAAGTCCTATTTAAACCAGGATTTCCAGTACAGGCAAGAGAACTGACAACTCTGCAATCAATTTTGCAGAATCAAATAAAGACTTTTGGAAGTCATATGTTTAAAGAGGGATCAATGGTGATTCCTGGAAGTATTGCATATGATGGAAATTTTAATTCCGTAAAACTTAATTCAAGTAATTTTGGAGTTGATATATCTCTTTATATTAATAAATTTATTGGAAAGAAAATATCTGGTCAAATATCAGGAACAAGTGCAACAATTCAATTTGTTTCTTTTCCAAATAATTCAAATGTAACTGACCTAACCATATATGTAAAATACTTAGATTCTGATAATAATTTTCAATTTAATCCATTTCAAGATGGTGAGGAATTAATTGCCGAAGAAAATATAACTTATGGAAATACAACTATTAATGCGGGAACTCCATTTGCGTCCTTAATATCATTGGGAGCAACATCCGTAGGGTCTTCAGCATCAATAGGTGATGGTGTTTATTTTGTTAGAGGATATTTCGTTAATATATCAAAACAAACCATAATTTTAGATGATTATAGTAACACCCCCTCATATAGAGTGGGATTAAAAATTGATGAACTAATTATTGGATCAAAAGATGAAAAATCACTATACGATCCTTCAAAAGGATTTACAAACTATGCAGCACCTGGTGCTGATAGGTTTAAGATTAATTTAACTTTAACTAAAAAATTAATATCAGATCTTAATGATACAGATTTTATTGAATTGTTGAGAGTTGAAAATGGAAAAATTAAACTAATTGAACAAAAATCTCAATACAATATAATTAAAGATTATATGGCAGCGAGAACTTATGACGAATCTGGTGACTATACGGTTGAACCATTTAGTGTTTTTGTAAATAATTCATTAAATGATAGACTGGGAAATAATGGATTATTTTTTGATTCTGAAACAACAGCAGAAAAAAATAAACCATCCGAAAATTTAATGTGTGTAAAAATATCCCCAGGAAAAGCTTACGTGCGGGGATATGATATAGATAAAATCTCAACAACTATTCTTGATGTAAAAAAACCCAGAGACACTGAAAAGATTGAAAATGTAAATATTCCTTTTGAAATGGGAAATATTTTAAAAGTCAATAATGTTTTTGGAACAACAAAACAGACAGAGATTATAAATTTATGTGATCGATTAAAAGGAACAGCAGGAATTACAACTGTTGGTAATGCTAGAGTATATAATTTTAGTTTGGATGATGCTCCTTATAAAAATGCTTCTACTAATTTTAATTTATATTTGTATGATATTCAAACATATACTACTCTTGTTTTAAATTCTTCGGTATCAAATACAGAATTACCAAAAACTTCATTTGTTAAGGGGAAAAGTAGTGGAGCCAGTGGTTTTGCCGTTGCTGCCGGGGAAAATTCCACAACTATTAATTTAAGTCAAACTTCCGGAACTTTTAACGTTGGAGAACAATTAATTGTTAATGGACTAGACTTTTCGAGAACTATTAAATCTGTAAGAGCATATTCTACTGATGATATTAAATCAGTACAACAAAATGCGACAGGATTTTCACAATTTACGGCAGATTGCGTTCTTGAAAAATTTGGTTTTCCAAATGGAGTAACTGAACTAACCATAAGTGGATCAAATACTGTAACAAGTGCTGGAAAAAACTTTGTAGGAATAAAGATTGGGTCAATTATTAGATATCAAACTACATTATCACAAAACTCTTTCCAAGTTATTTTAAATGATGGTTCAATCTCTGGATTAGGAGTTACAGTTCCGGCCAATTTTTCAACATTTAATAGAGTCACAGCAATTTCCCCAGACGGCAGAACACTAACCATTGCATCTACACCAGGCGTGACAGGTGTGTATGATGGTCAAATTACAAATGGAAAATACACTGATGTTGCTATTGGTGCTCCGTTTATAAGAAGTCAAAATTCTGGATTATATGCACAATTGCCAGACAGTAATATTGCTTCAGTAAATCTTTCCGATTCTCTATTAAAACTTTCTCAACAAATAACTGGACAATCTACTAATGCTCAGGGGGTATTGACATTCAATATGTCTGCAATTAGTGGCATCTCAAGCGCATTTTTTGAAGCATTTGATCAGGAAAGATACTCCATACATTATAGTAGTGGTGGCATTGGTACAGTAACTTCCGATCAATTTGTTTTAAGTGGAAATACCATAACTATTAGTGGATTAACTCCCAACCAAACAAATAATGTTGTTGTAAATTCTACAATAGTTAAAAATGGAATTCAAAGTAAAATAAAAACATATAATAAAAGTCAGACTTTAATTGTAGATAAATCAAAATACACTGAATCGGGAAGTGGCATCAGTTCATCCATCGGAGATGGTCTTTCATATAATCAATATTATGGTTTAAGGGTTCAGGATGAAGAAATATCTTTAAATTATCCGGATGTTGTAAAAATAATATCAATATACGAATCATATGACTCTTCGGCACCTACCTTGGATAGGATACAGTTTGGTGCCAGTGCCAATGTAACGACGAATGCAATTATTGGTGAAAATATTTTGGGATCAACTAGTAACGCTATTGCTAGAGTTGTTACTAAAGAATCAACAAATGTTTTAGGAGTTGTATATTTGAATTCGGAAAAATTAACATCTACCGAGGATGTTACATTTAGTGAATCAAAAATAAAAACAAATATTGAATTAATTACCCCAGGAAAATATAACGATATTACAAATTCATATAATCTTAATAAGGGTCAAAAAAATCAATATTATGATTATTCCAAAATTGTTAGAAATAACAACACTCCGGAACCATCTAAAAAACTTTTAATTGTATTTGATTATTATTCTGTGCCGTCAAATGATTCTGGTGACGTATTTACAGTTTTGAGTTATGACGCAGAAAGATTCACTCATGATGTTCCATTTATTTCTCCGAGATCAGTAAGATCTTCCGATACATTAGATTTTAGACCAAGAGTTCCTGTATTTGCCGGAATTTCATCTTCTCCATTTGATTTTTCATCAAGAACTATACAACCGACTCGTATTTTATCACCAAACGAAAGTTCTTTACTTGGATATGAATATTATCTAGCAAGAATTGACAAATTATATCTAGATAAAACCGGAACATTTATTGTTGAAAGGGGAATATCTTCAAAAACTCCTAAGGCACCATCTAAAAGTGATGCAGTAATGGAGATTGCAACTATTAAATTGCCACCATATCTTTACAATCCCGCAAATGCCATCATAACATTGGTGGATAATAGAAGATATACAATGAGAGATATTGGTTTAATTGAAGATAGGGTAGAAAATTTAGAGAGAGTAACTTCATTATCACTACTCGAATTAAATACTCAAACTTTACAAATTCAAGATGCGGAAGGAAATAATAGATTTAAGAGTGGATTTTTTGTTGATGACTTTAAAAATTATGCATTTACTAATAATAGATTATCCAACATACGAGTTAATACTTCTGCAAATGAATTGACACCCATTGTTAGTAGAAATTCTCTCAAATCGCAACTTGCTCCAGCAGTTTCGATTATTGATGAGCAATTAGATACATCGCAAAATTTTCAATTATTAGACCCAAATGTTCAAAAAACTGGGCAGGCACTAACTTTAAAATATGATTCTATTGGATGGATAGAACAGGCATTTGCAACAACCGTTGAGAATGTAAATCCATTTAATGTTATTGTGTATAGTGGTGATATTAAACTTAGTCCAGAAATTGATAATTGGGTTAGAACAGTTCAACTTCCAGATAAAAATATTGATATAACTTTAAATTCTAGTAGAACACTTACTCAAAATTTAACAAGTAATGTTGCGGTTACATTAGCACCAATTAACACAAATACTGAAGAAACTATAGATCTACCAACTATTACGGGACAAGGAAATTTCGCCACCCAAGACTCCACAAATACCACAACATCTAATACTGTTCTTAATACAACTACTTCACTTTCATCATCTTCAACTTTTGATACTGTAAGTAATACTGATACTACAATAAGAAATGTTCTAATCTCATCGTCCAATGAATCGTTTATGAGATCTAGAAACATTCAGTTCTCAGTATCTAATATTAAACCATCGACTCAATTTTATCAATTTTTAGATGGAAATAGTGGCATTGATTTTATTCCAAAATTGGTTGAAATTTCAAATCCATCTAAGACATTTATAGTGGGTGAAGCAGTCATAGGAAGATTTGATAACAGAAATTTGATCACATTTAGGGTTGCGACACCAAATCACAAGTATGGACCATATAACGCACCATCGGCAACTTATACAATTAATCCTTATAATAGAAATGAATCTATATCATCAGGATATAGTCAGTCATCTACAATTTTAAATATTGATACCATTTCACTATCAGAAGAAGCTCAAGGAAAATATTCTGGATATTTAGTTTCTGGTATGCAGTTGGTTGGGCAGACTAGCGGTGCCGTAGCATTTGTATCTAACTTAAGATTAATTTCTGATAATTTTGGAGATTTAATTGGAACCTTCTTTTTAAGAGATCCAAATGGAACTCCAACTCCAACTGTAAGAATTCCTACTGGAACTAAAACGTTTAAATTATCTTCAAGTTCATCAAATGATCCCGGTCTTCCTGGAAGTTCAGGTACTTCATTTGCAGAAACGAATTTCAATTCTGATGGAACTCTTGAGCAATGGGAAAACACTGTTACGGCCACAACGAAAAATTTAACAACACAAAGTGTAACAAATCTTACAACCAATACAACAACCTCACAAACGACAATAAACACTCATACAAGAACAACAATTCAAAGATTTGTTGATCCTCTTGCACAGTCATTTGTTGTTGGTGGAAATGTTGAGGCTCCCTCTCCAACATCTACAACCGATGACGTAAACGGTGCATTTTTAACTGCCGTTGATTTATTTTTTGCTGCAAAGGATGGTGGTAATGCTCCGGTTAAAGTTGAAATAAGAACTGTTGAACTTGGAACTCCCACAAGGATTGTTATTGGAACTCCAACTCCAACTGTAAGAATTGCTACTGAAACTGAAACGTTTAAATTTTCTTCTAGTTCATCAAATGATCCTG